GTGAAACAATGAAACGCTTAAACAAAATTGACCCCCCATACGCAAAGCCTGCCTGTCTTGTGTGTGAATCAATGACTGTGTGTAGGCGTTGTGTTGTGTGTCAGGTCAAGGGTTTGTTGCCACGCCTTGAGTTGCAGACTGAGTGTGCAGGGGCTAAAGGACTATCTGCGTTGCCTGGTATTAGGTGATCTGCTGTGATGTCTTTGCGGTCTGTGAATGGTTGTTTGCATAGGTGGCAGTGGGTTGCTGTAGCCCGAAGGTATGCCCTAGCTCTACGGTATGTTGCTGTGTCGTATAGGGTACGCCCCTGTTTGCGTTTGTTTTGCCTGAGTCGTTCACGTTCATCAACAATGGCTTGATGCGTTGTGCAATAACTACCACCGGTTGTTAGTTGATTGCAGGCTAGACATGGTTTAGGGAATCTGCTCATTATTCATCCATCGGGTCGTTGTAAGGGTCGTACAGGGCTTGAAAGCCTAAAGCGACAGTGTTATCGCCTGAGACTTGTATAACGCTTGCATCGGGCGTGTGTGGCTTTTCTGTGTGCTTGTGTGTTCGTCTCCAAGTTTTGACTAGGGCTATGGCTTCACGGTCATCCGTTTCGAACTCTGCTCCACAGCTGCACACTTCACGAATCATTTTATGACTCTAACAAACCTTATTTGAGATTGCTTGAAGTATGTGAGTGGCTGTATGACTGTTGTTTTATATAGGGCGTTAGCGTTGATGATCAGGTTGTTACCGAGATAGAGTGCTGAGTGATAGAAGTTTGTGCTGCCTTGATAGGCGAAAACAACTATGTCACCTGCTTTAGGTTTACTGACTCTTGTGCCTACATGTGCCTGTTTGTTTGCTGAGTGTGGCAGAGTTATGCCCAAACCTTTGTACGCATACCTGACCATGCCTGAACAATCCCAACCATAGATGCTGCTACCTGAGAAAACGTAGGCAGTCTTATGCACTCTGGTAGTCAGGTAGGTAACTATCTTCTTTAGTTTTAGGCGTTTCTGCTTTGCCTGAAACTCTTTAGCGAGACTAAATGTTTTAGCTCTAAAGTCTGTTGACTGTTGACTGACAGTTATTGTGGCAGGGCTTTCTGCTTCTACTGTTGTTGAACTTAGATTGAGACTTAGAATTAGTGCGACTATTGCAGTTACTTTTACGCTCATCGGGCATCCTTACCCCATCCGTTTCCTACGAAACGAATAGTTTGCAGTCCGAACAGTCTAACCATTGGCTTGTCACACTTCGGGCATAAAGGTATTGTGTGAACTTCGTTAATAGCGAATACCATAACTTCAATTTCGTTACAGTCATTGCATTGATACTTATATGCAGGCATGTTTGTCCTTTCTCTGCGTGGAGCTGTAGGGAGTCGAACCCTAGTCCAATCTGCTTCCACTTGTGGCTTTACAGACTGTCGAAAACCATTCCAGCCCCTATAACTTAAATACTGTACCTGTAAAGTCTGTGTCACGCTCTAAAGCAAAACAAACTAATCCTGGCTGACTATCTTCACCTGAGTTTAGTCTCCACCAGTTAGAACCATTATCTAGTGTTGCAGCTTGAACCCAGAAACGACTCGTGCCACGAGATGTAGATCCTAGTTCTTGAACTCGTAGGTGATGGAAGTGGCCTGACACTAAGACTGTTGCAGCTGTAACTGACTGCTTGCCGAAGGACTGTTTACGCCACCAGTCTGGAATCATGTTTGGGTTGTTTGCCTGATGTCCATGCACCATACCAAGAACATGAAAACCGTCACCAAACACGTCATAAGCCAAAGACTCATCATGTTTTGCAGGTTCATGAAAAGTTATGTCTAATCCGACTTCTTTGCTCAACCTAGCAAGTGTTCTACCTACATGAATACCCCAGTCATCTGTTGCATTGCCTACACGCTGTTTACTGACCCTGAACTGACAGTGATTGCTGCCTACGCTCAAATAAGTGATCGGAGCATACTTGCTGAGAGATTTTAGAAGAGTCCATGTCATTGATGTAAACAGATCAACCTGTTGCATCAAACTCAGGTCATTTGTTGCCAGCTGATGTAAGTCAGCAACATTCTGAAAGCCTTCTATAGAATCACCCACATCTGACACGATTATGCGTTCAGGTTTAGTTTTCTTTACTAAAGCAATTAGTCGTTCTTGTGTTGCTTCGACACGTTGAATCATCTGCTCAACGCCACCTCTATGATCTACTTTACCTACCTGTAAATCTGACCAAAGCACAACCAGAGCTTTACCTGGTGCGACTGTCTTGACTATTGATGGCTTAGTTTTCTTTGCTAGAGAGTAAAGCAGAGGTAAATCTTTAGTTACGCCCTTCCTACGCCAGCGAATCCTTACAGCTGTATGCCATGCAGGTTCAAGTGGAAAAGGTCTAGCAACCTGCCAGCGACTTATTCTTGGTTCACCTACAATGTCTATCTCGTCAGGGTTGATACCTGCATCACGCAGAAATCCTTCAATGTCAACAGGGTTATCGCCTTCAACTGCAGGCAGTGTTGCTTCGCCACCGTCACCATCAAAGACAACGCTAGGACTCCAACCTTCAGGGACAGAGACTTTAGGTGCAGGGGTAACTAGGTCTTCCAACATGAGCAACGCTTCTCTCTGTGATGTTTGATAGCTGTGTCACTGACTTTTATTTCACGTTTCAACAGTTCATTGCTCAAAGTTTTACAAGGCCATTCAGGGTTCATTACAGCCTGCTCAAGAATAGTTGCATCCTTGTCAGGTATCTCATCCTTAACAGTTCTAATCCTGCAAGTTGTTTGTTTGACCGGTATAACTAGATCTTCAAGCATCACGTTTCTCCAGGTTAGGGTCATAACTCACTTCAGCTGCATAAGGTGAAATTAGGCGTTTAGCAAGAGTATCTGCAAGAGTTTCCAAGATGTCTCCTTGAGCAGCCGAAACAATCAACAAATCTGCAAGCTGATATCTAATGCTGTTGAAGTCTGCACCCCAAACTAAATTCTTATCTCTAAGCAGTTCGACTGCTTCATCTATCGCCCTAGTCATCATGGTCATCATACGTTTCGTCAACATAGTTAGCCTGTGTTACATACGCCATAAATACGCTAGTCAACATAGCCCCAATAATTAGGCAAATAAGCAGAATAAACATCAACGCAATAATCTCCAGCATCAGTCGATATCCACTGCATCAGTAAGTTTTTCAAGAATCAAGTCAAGTATTGCCTGCATCTGTGCGTTAGAGATAATCTCTGCTCGCTCTAACTCAATCAACGCATTGCTTGTACGGTTAGCTTCAGCCGATCTACCTGCAATCTGCCCTGCCTTATAGTCTTTGCTGAAAATGTTGACAGCCTGCACCCTGGCACACTGACAAGTATCTAAACAGTTGTTACAGCTCATTTATGTTCCTTCTTTCAGTGTTGAAACCTGGGCGACAAGGGAAGTCATCCAAGTGTTTTATTCCCCGAAGAATCTCTAAACATCTTCTACGAGAAAACCCTGTCTCTAGTCTAAGCAACTGCATCGCCTTTTCTTGCTCAGCATAAACCTGTTGCTTGACCTGCTCATTCAACTGCCACTCATAGACAGCATCCAAAATGTATAACCTGATCGGGTACAACATCAATTTATGGCTGATTATCTGTTTCTTCACTGTTCACACATCTCAATAGCCTGCTGCTCAGTCTCATACTGAGTCCAACAGTTCCTAGGCTGAGTGCCTGCCCAGAGCACTAAAGTCATAATCAAGACACCGAGAGCACCTAAAGCAAACAAAATAAAATAGGCAGACTCACGCTTAGTTAGGTCAGGCATTTTCAAACCCTGTCAAATAAACGACTTCTTCCATGTTAGTTGTAACTGCTACGAGCTTGTTTGTTGCAGCACAACGCCTAACAACGTTTAGATCTAGTAGCAGGTTGATTATGCGTTTCTGCTCTTGCTCAACACCTATAGCAATCTTGCTTGCTAACTGTTCTTGAAACCAAGTGCGAGTCATAACCAAATTAGTAGTGTTCTCTCTGCATTTACAGGTAGTCATAACCAGCGTTCCGTTAGGTTCTTTACTCACGTGTTTCTCCCTTGATAAGTGAAATCAAAAAATCTGCCCTAATTGTTTCGCAAATTATTTTGATTGTTTTAGATTCAAAAGCTTCTTTATCAATAACATGAACAGTTTGATTTTGAGCATCTTCAATCAATTTTATGATTCGAGTTTGTTCACGCTCTGCTCCCTGCTCACGATAAAAGTCACGAACACGCTCTGCATGTTCAGGTCTAACTGTCTCGCTCATTTTTGACTCGCTTCATACGCAGATTTAGCAAACAACACAAAAAACGTGATGTAAATTATTGCTGCAATCGGGTGAGTCAGAACAGGCCACAACCATCCGACAAGATTTGCTAACAAAACAAACAGCAACAACATCACTGCAACCGTAAACAACATCTTTATCATCGAATCACCTTCAACGCCATAACAACATGAGTCACAGCTTGACTACGCTTCAGATTGATTGACTCTGCATAAGAAGTCACAGCATCATCCCACTGCTCAAACAGGTCACTGTGATTGAGAAAATCCTTGCCACACTCCAACCAGGTACGGTATGCAGTAACTGCGTTTAGGAATAATTGCTCGCTAGACATCATGCACCCATGATTTCTGCGTAAATGCTTTTCTTGACTTGCTTTGCAATTCTGGCAATCTTTGCGTGTGAATCTTCTGACCAGTCAATCAATGCTTCATCATCAATAAAGTTTTGAATCTTTAGTGCTTCTTCTAAAGTGATCTTTAGAGTTTCAGCGATGAATCTTGTATCTGCGTTCATTTTGTGTCCTTTGTTTGTCCGACTCAACCTTTTGGTTGATAGGTCAATTATGGCAGTTTTGAGTCAAATCATGCAACTTTATTTGTCTGGCGTGTCGCAGTGTTATAAAACTGTTACATGTATAAAAAAGGGCTAAAACTATACAGATTACGGGTAATTGCTGATAGTCACAGCTACGCCTGCCTGACCTGTCGCATACTTCTTGCTGACTTCAAGCCTGACAACCTGACTGTCATCTCTCCACACAGGTTTCAAGCTGTCAAGCAAGGCCCTACTTAGTTTGTCAACATCAGGTGGAACTGTAGGTAGATCTCTAGTAACTGTCCGCTTTCGGGTCACATAAAACACTGCTTCGACTTTGACTGCCCCATCAAACTTAGACATGTCACCTGAATCGTGCATCGCCTGAACTACAGCATCTGAGACTGCTTTACGCCAAACAGGTAAACCAGGTGACGCTTCAATAATTAGAGGAATGTTGTTTCCTGCAGCTGTACGCCTAGACCCGACATACTTCTTAGATCCTTGCGGTCTAGGTTCAGACCCGAATACTGTAAAACTAAAACTATCTCTTGCCATAATAATTCAGAATAACAATTAACCAGCAGAAAACCCCTACCACTCCATTTAGGAATGATAAGGGTTGACTGATAAACAAAGCGTTAGTTATGAATAGCAGGCCGAAAAGAAATCCTACGATCCATGAACGCATCTGTTAGAACGGTGCGTTTGTTACTGGGGCAGGTGGCACGTCAATTTGTGCGTTGTTGATGTCTAGTTTGACTTTGCGTGCTGCTTGACCGTTACGGTCTTCATAGTCTTCAATCTTTGTGCTTAACTGTCCGAAAACTGTTACATCTGCACCTTCAGGAACATTGTGAGCTACAGCAAACCAGACAGTGTATGTTCTTGTGTAGTCTTCGCCTGTAGCAGACTTGTAAGACTCTACAAGAGACAATCCCTGGTTGCTTGCTCCAAATACTTTTGATACTTTGCCCGAAACTTTTACAACCGCCATATCTTCTTTTCCTTATCCTAAATAAATTGTTTTGTTTTTTGTGTTGCAGAATTATTGTATTGCTAGTCACTGACAATATCTTGTAAACGCTCTAAAGCAATATCAGCGTATTCCTGACTAATCTCACTACCTACCCAACGCCTATCAGTCATGACTGCAGCTTTAGCAGTCGTACCACTACCCATAAACGGATCGTAAACGACATCACCCTGAACACTCCAGGTCAAAACATGGTCAAGTGCTAACTGCTCTGGAAATGGTGCAGGATGCTTTACCCCATTGAAACTAGTGACATAACGCCAAATGTTGTTTCTAGGTGAAAAGTCTGGAACAGGATTCTTTAGTTTTCCACTGAAATCCTTGAAACCTGCCCACTTATTTGGCTTATCACAAATCATCTTTGCAGACTTAGGTTTACCTTTGCTAAAAACAAACATGTATTCAAATATCTGTGTGTAGCGAGTACCTGAAGACCTAGCAGGATAAGCAGGCGAGTTCTTTTCATAAATCATAGTGTCATGCAGATTGAAGCCTAAAGACATAAAGTGCAAAGCCTGCCTAAAACTACTACCAGACTCAGTACCCTTCAAAACAGCATCTCCAACAACCCAGACCACAACCCCCCCCCAACTTAGTGACTCTAAATAACTCTGCAGCAATGCTTTCAAAGTCAAAGCTGTAACCGTTGTAAGTTCTTAGATTGTCATAAGGTGGCGAAGTGACAACAAGGTCAACAAACTCATCTGGCATACGCTTCATCGTGTCTAAACAGTTCTCGACATGTATTTTATTCAGCATCAGTTATCACTCACAATATGTGTAGTGTTCACACAATCTTTATGACCGCAAACCCGAAGCCCTGCAAGCACAAGTCTGCCCTTACTGTCAATCGGGTTTAGATCAGCGTCAAGAAGTCCCTGATGAGGCGTACATCTAAGTTTTCCGTACTGGATAGTTGTTGCAGGTTTGACTCGACAGCTAATACACTTCAAATCTTTCCTGCCACGTTTCTCAGCATTCACAACCCACTTAAACCCACAACGACAACACTCAACCTGATTATCCTGCATAACTATCGCCATTCTTTATGCACGATACGACTGAACTTATCTTCAGCAATAAACCTGCTCGAACCGTCAGGCGTGAATCTTGAAGTACCGAGCTTCAGTAACATCTCTGAACCTATACCCATCGGGTCATCACCTTCCCTATGCGATCTCACAATATACAGAATACCCACCACATCACGAGCATACTTATCGCTCCCAGCAATGTCATTAGTACCAGGCACCTTCTTATCATTCACCGTCTCAGGTTTACGCAACTGCAAACCAGTAATAACAGGCAACTCAACCTTCATAGCCATCTGCTGAAGCCTGCTAGACAGTGCAGCATGCATCTCAGCTTCACTACCGTTATGTTTAGGCAAAGTCATAATCTGGGCGTAATCAACAAACACAGCATCCAACCCACCCATCTTCTGCTCAGTACGCTTAATCAGCCTATGCAAATCATTTACGTCACGATCTACAGGGCTAACAACAATCAAACCTGCAGGCATCTCAGCAACCCCTGCCTTAACCTTATCGCCATCAAACTTTGTGCCGAAACTATTCTTAGCAATCTCATTAGAATCCACTTCAAACACTGCAGCCTGCAAACGGTCATAAACCTGATGCTTGTCCATCTCATACGAAACAAACAATACAGTCTTACCCTGTTCAGCGAGCTTTCGAGCAAAATGCAACATAACCATCGACTTACCTTGCTTCGGCCTACCAGCAATACCATAAATACCGTTCCGCCAGCCACCACCCAACAACTTGTCAATACTAGGTTCACCGGTAGGAAGCAAAGCGACACCTTCTTCACGAACCTTCACATGCTCAGGGTAATCTTCCTGAACAGTCTTCAACACATCGCCCACACTGGTTGGAGCATTGATTTCAGCAATAGCCTTTACAGCATCCAAAGCCTTCTCAGGCGTGTTAATAATTATTTGGGCTTGTAGGTTCAACTGACGTTTCTGCCAGGCTTCAACAACAAGCTCATGCCAAAACTTTAGGTCAACCAAAGTAAAAGCCTTATCGCTCCAACAGTCCAAAACATCGTAATACAGGCTAGCCCCGAACTGTCTCTGCCCCATCACACCCACAGTAAACCTGTCATACGCTTTCCCTGCATCCATCTGATCTAGAATCAGCTGCATAATCAAAGCATTAGCGGTGTTATCAAAATACTTGACATCCCAATCCAACTCAAAGAAAGCATCATCACCCAACTCCATCAGCCCACCCAAAACACGTCTCTCATTCAAATGCTCAAAGTTACTCATCAGATACTTCTCTCACGCAACATAGCAATCTCATCAATCTCAGGTTTAAAGCTCTTCCACTTTTCAAAGTTCAGCCAAGCATCAGGTTCAAGCATCTCCCTATTAGCCTGCGAAGCAGTAACAAGTAGATCTTCACTAGTGCCTTTTAGGAGTGCTTTTGTCCAGGCACGATAAACCTTGCCTTCATCAACAGTCATGTTAGGGAAACTTTTCAGAAACACAAAAAAACGTTCTTTGTTTTCTTTTTTGTTAATTGTTTGTTTAAGTACGGTTTGACCGTATACATGATTTACGGTTTGGCGTGTAGTCACGGATGCGGTTTGAGCGTATACGTTAGAACCGTAATTCAACTCATACTTGTTAGCTTTAGCCTGCCCCTGACGTTTCACAATCAACAAATTACGCTTCACTAAAGCCTGCACTGCACGATTAACAGTGTCCACACGTTTAGCCCCAATCTCAGCTGCAAGAGTCTTTTGAGACAAATGTGGGGTGGGGTAATGATGTGCTATTTGGATCAACACAAGTCTTTGAACTAACGTCAAATCTTTAGGTGCTTTATCTAAAACTAGTTTTACAGCTTCAAAACTGTTAGCAGGTTGCTTCATGTGTAGCCTTTCAACGGCTACTCACTGCTAGAATGAGAAAGCCGATAGTCGATTTATCGGTTGTGTGGGGTCAGTTCTTTTCCTAGGGCTGACTCCACTTTTATCTTATCTGTAACCTTAGCATCTGTTTCTATGATGTGTGCTTGTCTAACACAGTCTTTCAACCCACAAAGTCTTTTACCTGGGCGATACAGCTCACCGTTATCGTCTATCGGATGCCAGTCATCGTTTAAATCGAAAATCCACAGCCAGCAACTTATGCGACCTAGGACAGGGTGAACCCATTTGTAGTCTCGTCTGATTTCTGTGCGATCATCTCGACAGTCTCGACACCATTCGGCGTTGACTGCTTTGCGTAGGACACGTTTATAGACTTGTTCTTGGTTTTGTGCTTGACCGCATCTTGTGCAGTAAACAATCTCATTTTGTATGTCGTGTTTTGTCCGAGTCATAACAGACATCTAAGCACAACTACAGGGGAAATACCTAATTCATGTAACTTATGAGCGTGTTTAGCCTAATAGTCTGTTCATTGAGTCTGACAAGTGTTTTGCCTCGCAGGATAGGGTCATCTCGCAGGGACACGACTAACTCGCCTAACTCTCTAATGTTTGCTGAGAGTACGCTAATTGTTTGAAGCAGCTCCAGTGATTCCATCGGCCTTACCTTTGATTGCTTCAAGAATAGCATTAGGGGCTTTACCTTGTTTTGCTTCGTTGTAGAGTGATCGTAGGCCTTCAATGTCGTTGATGTTATCTAAAGCGGCCTGCCAGTTACGAGCTACTTCAGGCGTACTTAGCCTTTGTACCTTGCTCATTTCTTGTTGACTTGGGCGTTTACCTTTAGGACTGAACTCATTCCCGAGCAACGAGATGCACCTTCCCAGGGCGGAAGTCGAGCAGTTTTCGAGAAAACTTGTCTTATTAACTGGTGATGAACCTAAGCGTTCTTCAGCGTAGTCAACTGCTAGAGGGTAAACGTCATCTTTGTTTGCATAACATTCAGCCTTGAAAACGACTTGGTCAGGGGTAAACGATACAAGCTCTGTGTAGAGTCTGCCATTTGGAAAACGTGACCAGAATAGATCTATACGTTCCTGGACAGTCTGATATTCGCTGAGGTTAAAGTGTGCCATTAGTTGTCGCTCCAAGTTACTGTCATGTTCTTTTCTAACCAAATCCATTGAGGTAAACCGTAAATTGATACGCCTACGCTGCCTGAGTCTAGGACTTGAATACCTGATAAGACACCTGTAACAGATGTGCTTTTGAGTTTGTCGTTGCGGATAACTATGGCAATGTTGTTGCCTACAGTTAGTCCTTTTAGGTCACTTATTTTCATGTTTATTTCGCTTTCTTGATTGTTAGGTATGGGGCGTTGCCTGCACGTTGCGAGAGAGTAACAACGACTTGACCGTCTATGCAACCATTCTTTGCACCGTTCAAAGCCCCGATAACACGAGATTTCATTTCTCGCAAATGTGTCTCAGCTGTATCAAAGTCTGTTTGTGCGTTGATTAGTTCGATACCTAACTGCCCTAGTTCTTCATCACGAGACTCAATGCCAGGGGAGAGTTGTCTTACAGTCTCATAAGTAGATTCTGAACCATCCCAGTCCGGTTGAACATTATCTAAAACATAGGATCTAAACTTGTTGACCTGTTGAAGAATGCTCTCCCATTCGAAATCATCCCAGAGCACTTCGTATTCTTTGTATCGGCCTGCGTTGACTACAGCGAACACTGCTTTGCGTAGCTTGAAAACGTTCATATACCAAAATACTTGTGCTTTGTAATGTTCAGGCACTGCATCCCAGTAGGTTGCTGTGTGTTTGATTTCTAGGATGTAGCCTTCACCTGCTTCGTCTAAACAGATACCGTCAGGGTTTGCATGCATCCATGATGCTTCACTTGCAGCATATGTACCTACTTCTTCAACAATGTGTTCAGGGTGAGTTTCCTGATAGAGCTGACGGATTGCAGGTTCAACTAGCGTACCCAGTCGCATAGCAACGTTAGGTGTGACAGAGCGTTCAAGTTTGCCTGTCTTTTCAGCCCAAAGCGTGATAGCAGATGTCCAAGGTGATAAGCCTAGGATTGTGCCGATTTCGCTGCCAGAAATAACACCTGGCGTGTTTCTCAGTTCATACCATTCTGGAGACTGATTTTCGTGATTACCTAGAAATATACTCTTTCGTAGGATTTGCTCTATTTTGTCGTGACTCATAACTAAAGTTTAGGTATGACCTCTGACAAACTATTACTTAATAGAATCACTTTAGATCTGCATGAAGCTATAACAGATTTAGGTGGCGTGGAGTGTGAGCAAGTGCCAGACATTTTCTTTCCGGAAGACTTTGCCCCGACAACTCATCCAAGAATACGCAGCGAATCGATAGAGACTGCTAGAGAGATTTGTTTACGATGCCCTGTAATGGATAAATGTCTAAAGGTGGGGATGTTTGAGGAATACGGTATTTGGGGTGGGACTACACCTCAGCAACGCAAGAATATTAGAAAGTATGAGTCAGATTAGTCTCTGTTGCGTATTTTGTATGACACAACCCAAATAAACAGAGATGCAAGTATGCAGTACCCGATAACAGTTTTTGCACTGCCTTCAAGCACTATCCATGCGACAAACATGCCTAGCAAAGTCCATAGTTGCCCCAGAATGTCTTTCAGAAAGTTCATTTTATTTCCTTACCCTAGTTGTTGTGTTTGCTGAAGAAACTGCTGCAGCTGTTGCTGTTGAAGCAGAAAATTGTGCGATTTGTGTCACGATTACAGCCGAAACGATTGACTGTTCAGCTTGTTTACGAACTGCAGGGGTCATGTCTGCCCCAACATTGCCAATAAAGTTGATTGCGTTGATCACTGCAACAGCTGTATCACCGAGCAAGGGTATTGAAGCGAGTTCTTCAGGGACTTGAATATCGTCTGCTTGTGCTTCTTCCATAAGAATGTTCATCAAAGCAGCATGTTGCTCTTGAGGTGTCAAAACATCAACTATCTCAGGTTCAGGCAAAACAGGCTCTACAGGCTCTACAGTGGGTTCAGGGGTAGGCTCTGGGTCTGTAGTCGGTTCAGGGGTAGGAACAGGCTCTACAGGCGTTACAGGGTCTATAGGGGGCTCTACAGGCTCTACAGGGTCAACAGGGTCAACGATTACAGGTTTAGGGGTGCGAAGGGTCACAGACTCACTATTAGGCGAATACACTGCAAGGCTGTCGTTATCGGATCTAACCCAAAACGTGTATTCTGTGTCCGGCAGCAAGTCTGTGATTACAGCTTCGTTAGTCAAACTAGCGATTGCATAACCTGGCAGATTGTCGTATGTCCATGAGACTGCAAAACGCTCGACAGGCGTATCCCTGAGATAGTAACCCCAAGTTAGTTTGACACCTTCATCAACGATTTCTGCCTGTAGATTGTAGGGTGCTTCGAGTGTAGGAGTTTCAGGGATAGGGGGAGCAACAATATCTTGAGTGAACGCAGAGTCAGGGATGTCCATGCTGTCTGCTCTAAGAATGTTGCAAGCCCCACCACCGTACTCATACCACCAAGCATCAAGTTTCATGCTTACACCTGCAGTGACACCGATTAGAGCTGTAGAACCTGAGCAACCTTTCAACTGCCAGTCGTTGATTACAACCTGATCATCTAAGGTCAGGTAGAAACCGTCATCAGCCCAAGACTGTAAAGACACGAGGCCTGTTCTATCTAGTGTTAGGTAGCCTGAATAATGTATTAGCACGAAGTCTGCTTGACATTCGGCAACAACATCCCCACCTACATCAAAGTTGATGTTACTGACTGAAGTTATCGCTGTTTGACAGAGTTCGTAAGGCTGTCTATCAGGTAACGCTGAAGGGTCAAAAGTATAGACTTCAACTTTTAGACCTGGTTCGGCAGCATGAACTAAAGCGACAGGCCAGAAAGCGAAAACTAGAGAAAAGAATGTTGCAGCAAGAAACTTGAGTTTCATTTACTTCTTTGTTTCAGCCTGTTTTTCAGCCTTCTGTATAGCATCGTTTGAAGCCTTAGCAACATCCGCTTTAGTGACCGTACCTGTTGTAGCAATCGCATATCCGATAGCCCCGATTACACCGATCATGAGTGTTCCCCAAGCAATGATTACACCATCTAACCAGTTACCTGTTAGAGCTGCACCTACACCGGCAGAACCACCAAGAATAAACAGGAAGATACCGAACCCACGCCAAGCAAGGATTGCAAGCACGTCAGTTACAGCTTTGACTCTTTGAAAGATTACAGTCTTCTTCATGTTTAGGCCTTATTCGCTTCAATGTGCTTTAGTGGGTCAATTAGGTTGCTGTAAGGGCAAAGATGTATTTCAGGATTTGACCAAGATTTGTTTGCTTTACCTATGCTTAGGTGAAGGTGTGCACCTGTTGATGCTGTGCCTGACTTGCTGTTCTTACCGCCACCAACAGCACCAATAATTGTTTCCCCACCAACAACTTTGTCGTTCTTCTTTAGTTCAGATTGTTTAGCCAAGTGTGCATACAAAACCCAGTGACCGTCTTTAGCAGAGTGCACAACAAACCAGCCCAACACATCAGACCACTCATTCAAGAACACTGTTCCATCGGTGATTGCTTTGATAGGACTAAGCTCTTTCGGAGACCAGTCTTGCCCCCTGTGTGGCCTACCATTACGATACGGTGCGAGATTACCAAACTCATCACCACGAGTTTTTGCAGGGAAAGGTTCAAAATACTTAGTCATAACACTAAGTTTATCAAACCCTTTATTACGCTAAATCTGTGATCTGACTCTTCACTGCAACAATCGCAGACTTAATAATCTCTATGTTCGCAGTAAGACGTTCAACTTCTTCAAGGTTACCTAAAGCAGTTGCAACAGTTTTAGCTTCTTCATTATGCCAACCTTCAACATTCAACGCTTCAAGTCGAGTGTTTAGTGTTTGTAGCTTGTATTCATTAGATACTTCAAAATCAGACATTATGCTGCTCCTAGTGTTGTTATTGTTCCTGAACTTCCACGATACTTCAACGCCCCTGCTTCAACATAAAGAATACCGCCACCAGTAGGGTTTGATGTAGGTGTTCCAGATGCGTTAGTAATACCAATAACACCTGTACCACCACCATAAACTCCAGTAGTTGCTCCAATTTGCACGTTTCGGTTTGCACTAAAAGCCATGCTTTGTGAACCATCAGATACAGATTGCATACCTAGTGCTTGCATAGATAATGTGCTACGAATTACGCCAGTGCTTGTAATATTGCTTAATACTGTTCCACCGCTGTTCTGCCATTCTTGCAATGAAGCAGTTTGACCGCTTGCACCTTTAGCAACAATAGGAATTACCGCAGTACCACCAGCAATAGACCGCAAACCATTACCGCCACCAGTCACATCTAAGCCACCCTGAGCGGTTACTTGTTGTCCTGCAACAAACTGTCCATCTGATGCAACTCTTACTACTGTTCCACCTGCCGAGTTTTGCCATTCCTGCAAGTTAGCCGATTGACTCGCAGCACCACGAACAGTTAGTGGAACTGTCGCTGTCGAAGCAGGGGTAAAAGTAGCGTTGTTTTGTGAAGTTATGTTACCTACAAAAGTTGTGTTACCTGCCTGATTTACTCTAACTGCTGTTGCTGCAGAAGTTTGAACTTCAAAAAGGTTTGCTGATTGTGATGCTTCACCGATAACGACTAAACCTTTGTTAGCTGTACCACCTGTGTTTATTGTTTGTGGCCCGACAGTGAAAGCGTTTGCTTGGTCTCGTCTAGCGTAGTTGCTGAGTAGATTCCAAACATAACCTGCTGCACCTGTACCTGTACTAGGGAAGTAGCCTAGATCTGGAGCAGCATCAGTTTTAGTTACAGCACCAGTGGCACTCGAGACTAGTAAACCTTGGCTTGCAAAAGGTAGCGTTACTGTGCCTGAAAATGTTGGGGATGCTAACGGTGCTTTTAACGCTAAATCTGATACTAGGTTTGTTACTTGACTTTGAGTGACTGTGCCTGAAATGTTTACTGCTGTACCTGAAGTCGTTGCATAAGTTGCTGTACCTGAGTTAGTTGAGAATACTGCTGTACCTGACGTTGTTGCATAAACTGCTGTACCTGCTTGTTGAGCAGTTGAAGCACTTGTTACAGTGCCCGAAGTAAAATCGCTGACCTGTGATCGGGTAATGCTCAGTAAAGTCTGATTTATGCCCACAATCGCTGAACTAGCACTGCCTGTGTTTGTTATAGGACTTGTAACAGCTATAACGCCTGAAGCACCTGTGGCACCTGTTGCACCTGTTGCACCTGTTGCACCTGGAATACCTTGAATACCAGCGTTATTTAATTCAATACTAACAACGTTTTCTTCAACAACGACAGTAGTCGTATCTGTAGTAGTTGTTATGTTTGTTGTCATCTAGTCACATTCCCTACAACGTTGAAAGCACCTTGCAAAATACGTGTCACCTGACCTGTACCAGCAACTAATTCCAGATCATAAGCAAAGCTGCCTGCACTAATTGCAGCTGATTGAGCGTTAGTTACAGTCAAATCGATAGTGCCTGCAGTGCCACCCAAAGTAATTCCTGAACCACCTGTTGACAAAGATAGAAGTGTTGCAGTCGAATCGGCTGCTTCACGAACCTGCATACGAGCAGTGTAGTTAGTCCAGTTCAACGCTGTACCGCCCTGACTTACAACAAATTGCTGGTCAAAGTCTGCACCTTGAAAACAAGTAATGTCAAATGTGCCTGGTGTAATCATTAGAAACCCATTCCTTTAGTGACAATCAAAATAACGCCTGAAGTGATAACAGCTGTAACAAGTGCAGGAATCCAAGCGTTACGATTTATTTGCTTTTCAAGTTCCCTGATACGAGTTTCATGATCGCGAGATGACTCAAGTATTTGAATACTATTTGCCTTCAGTATCTCTATGTCTCTAACAATCTGTAACAGTAAAGCCTGATTTGTAGGTTTAGTAGGCTCATTCATCTGCAGTCAGCTCCTGTGAACAGAAACAACAGATAACAGGAATACCGTCAGGATGTGGCGTGTGCTTCTCATCACCCATCGGGCAACCAACAGTTTTACATGTAATAAATGTCATTATCCTGCAGCCGTTCCACTAGTCATTTGAACCGCAAAACCTGTAACAATCGCTGAAGCAGCTGAAGTGCCTGAACCGTTATTGCGTAAACCTATAGTCGCTGTACCTGCAGTAATAGCAGACACATAACCAGTCAAATACTGATCGCTAGTAGAAACGGTTACAAGTGGGGCAACACTAAACCTTGAAGCAGGAAACACGACAGCAAACGTAACTGCAGTATTTACAGCAATCGTAGCAACCTGAGTATAAGTAAACGCTGAACTCGCAAAAGGCAACTTTGTAAAGTTGCTGTTTAGATCTGAAGCTGTCAAAACTTCACCTATAGACCAAGACTTTGTTGCAGACATTTATTCTCCTAAACCCCTATTTTATCTAAGCCAAAGTATCTGTATCAAGCAAACCCAGATACGGTGAATCAAGTCTAAACGACAGGTTATCTAAAGAAGCAATACTGAAGGTCACAGCATCACGCTCAACATCAGTATCACTATTAATACCTAGAATCTGGTAAAACTTATCTACAACAGTGCCTGTCGCACTAGGTTGAAAACAAACCCTAACAACATCACGAATCTCTAACCCTAAAACAAGATTTTGTTGACCCGAAGTCAAAGACTCTAACGCCACAGTCAGTTGACTAGCCCTATATTCAGGCAACCTAAACTCTCCGAGAAACGCTGAAGCAATCATTGCAGGCTTAGTTGTAGAAGTAGTCAAATTATCTGTCTGACTGTAACCCCTAACCCCATACAAGCCTTGACTCACAGTATCTTCAGTCACAGCTGTAGCGTTCACACCCACAACCTGAACCTGATTGTATAACTGCTCTGAAGCGTAAACGACCTGTAGATCAGTAAAAGGAATACCTGTACCGTTACCGTATGCTGTGCCCTGACTGTTCATGTCAGCAAAAGTTACAAGGCTAGGGGCAGAAACAGCTGTGGCAACGCTTGTAGTCAAACCTGACTCACTTGCATAAGGAATACCTGCCCAAGCAATCTCATAATCTGTTGAAGCAGTCGAAACGTAAGGGTTGATTGCCCCATCAAAATAGTTTGGGATAACAGTCCCCTGCTCAACCTGCCAACCATTAGCAATAAAGTTATACGTAGTAGCAGTGCCAGGTGCAGACACACTGACATAAAAACCAGCAACAACACCTGTACCACCATATGTAGCAGTACCCTGCATTTGAGTCCAGTCGCTACCTGTAGCAGCCGAAGCAACCATTGATGCCGTAGTTAGAGTTGTGGCAGTGCTATCAAGTAAAACAAAGTTACCCGAAATACCTGCACCAGTTAAACCTTGCCCCCTAAACCAACTAGAAAACACATACTGTGTTGCTGTGCCACTAGGGTTTATTTTTTGTTGATCTACTTCTTGATAATAAAAATCTCTGGTGCTAAGAGTTACTTCGGCAGTGTTTACTGTGCCAGGTGAATAGTAAGGTGCAGCAGTACCAGGTTGCCAGCCATAAATCCAGCCATCACCTAAACCTGTACCACCATCAAGGCTAGTAACAGTCGTATCTTGAGACAGAGTATTAGGGTATTTGATGAGATTTTGTCGAGCAGTATTATTCCAAACATAATTCGTAAAACTACGATCCTTCAACTGCATTACAGCTGAAGCATTGCTAAAGAAATCTGCAGGCTCACTACGAGCAACATTCTGTAAGTATGCAAGCACATTATCGCCAGGCTGATTGACATCATAACCAAGAAGCGTTTGCCCACCCTGAACACCCGAATACTCCGAAGCATCAAAACCGTTATAGTTCATAACAGTCTTTATACGCTCACCAGTTGACTCAACAGCAAAAGCAGTGCCACCGGTGAACACAGCGTTACTGACTCGATACATCATGTCTAAAGCCATTACTGTAGCTTGACCGTCAAACCCTGCATCGTTGTAAGTAAAATCCCAGTCCTGCACGAAACCTGTAAACCGTCTAATACCGTTACTGCTAACTCTGATACGCCCTGCAGGTTGCACAATCGTATAACCACCAGCCCCATACCATAAAGCCGAACTAGTGTTCAAAGGGTCAAAGACACGATTGTTGTTGACAAAAGTTACTGAAACTGAACCTGCACTAAAGTCATCAAGATTACGGTTTATCCCACGACCTATGCTTATGCTCTGCACATATTGACTGACATCAACATAACCGCTAGATCCAAACTGCAACTCAACAACATACGAAGGTAAAGGCATTTATTATGGCTTCTTACCTGCAGTAGCAAGATTGAAAGGCAACGCCCCATTCTGTTTGACATACTTAGATAAAGCATCAACAGTAGCCTTTGGGTCAGCACCCTGAACATTGATAGTCACATTATTTGTTGTTGAAGGTTGTTGCTTCATTTGATAAAAGGGAACTGGATAACCGCCTTTAGCACCACCAGTTTTAGGGTCAAAGTTAGACAAATCTCTAGGAGCTTTGATAGTCGCATCGCCAGACATAGATAACACAGCTGCAACAGAGCCAAGAACAGGCACTGATGTAAGTTTGCCAAATAAGCCCTTACCCTTGCCTGCACCAGCAATAACGTCTCCACCAGTGTTTTTACCTTGAATTAGCATCATTGCTGTAACCAAAGACTGTATAGCTTTACCTGCCGAAGCAAGCATCATAATGCCCTTCAAAGCAAGCAACGCAGGAAGCATCTTGATTAGAGCAGTCGCAATATTCGCAAAGCCCTTCATAGCATCGCCACCACCAAATAAGGCAAAGAAATCTTTTACCCCTTGAATGGTTTGACCTACAGCATCTTTGATTTCTAAGAATGTTTTGCCTGCATCAGTTTTAGGGTTAGCAACATCTTCAAAGAACTTACCTACAGTCTCAATCAATCCACCAGGCTTACTTATCTGATCTATAGCATCAATAATCAAAGGCAAAACGATAACGCCCAGTTTCTCTTTTAAAATGTCCATGCTGTTGTTGAACTTCATAAACGGATCAGCATTAGCCACAGCTAAGCCTTCATAAGTTTTAGCGAAATCACCTAAAACATCTTTAGACTTCATAAGTTCAGGAAACATCTTCTTTAGAGATGTTGTATTACCTGCATACGCCTTAGCCACAGCATTAGCAATTTTCTCTTGATTCTTACCTGACCCTGCTGCACCATCCAAAGTAATCTTTAGAAGTTTCTGGGCATCCTTGACATTCTTAGTGACGTTACCAAACTTAGCCATCGAAGGTCTAAGGTCATCATCCATAATGCCTGTCTGCAAAGACAAAGACTCAATAAACTTATCGTTCTCTTTCAGGCTTGCAGCTGTAGCCCCAGCGTTACGAGTCAACTGAATGTTCAACAGTTTTGTTGACTTAGCATCAGCCGCAGCAGCCTTAGCAGCATCCATCAAAGTATCTGTAACAGCCTTCAAACCAAAGCCGATACCTACAGCACCAAGAGTCTTACTTAGGCCACTAAACCCTGACTTAGCTTTGCGTAAACCTGAGTCATCAAACTTAGATAAGAGTTTAATAATTACAGACATTAGCCGAGCTTTCTATTTACAAGTTTGGAATACTTTTCGTAAGTCAATTTTACTTCACGCTCCATACTAGGTAACTGCTTCTCACCAGTCTTATAGAAGAAGTTGAATAAACCTGTGTTCTTTACTTTACGGATCAACGCTGCACCCTGACCATTGTTTCTATGCCTTCTAGTGCCACCCTTATACGGATATTCTCTAGTAGTTGCGTAACCTGGTCTGCCTGAACCTTTACCAGCTGTAGCGACCAAAGCAACACCAGGACTTCTCAACCAGATACCGAAAAGGCTTGTGACAGCAGATTTACGAGATCTACCTGAAGTGAAGCGTGGAATAACATTATCGGGAGCAATAATCTTGTTTCTATATTTGCCACCAGTCCAACTCAAACGACCTTCACCGTTGTTATTGTATTGACGGTCATCCATGCTTGTACCAGTTCTAGTAACGCTCATACCTGACATCGGTGCTGTAGAAGGAATAACACTTTTGATTTCATTTATCGCAGGCTTAGTAATAGCCTTCATGTCACGAAGCATCTGTTTACGCAAA